CATTGAGGTTTGCTCCATCTTCTATCCACTTAATTACTTTTTGTAAGTCTGCCACCGCCACCGTTCTGCTATTAGTAAAACCATCGCCAACGTGCGGATCGATCTGTCCGGGAGGCATACGCTTGGTCATTAAGACCTCACGAATCATCGGCGACCAGCCTTTGACCATTGCACTGCTATTTAATGCAAAAGGAGCAATGCCACCTGCTCGGTGACAAGCTGCGCAATTTTCAGCAATAAAAGGGGCAACATCAACTGTGTAATTTACTTCTGGGACGGTAGCGAACGCTAGCATGTCACCCATGCCTTCTACTAACTCGGTTACAGTAAAAGACGTTGGATTAAATAGTACAGCATCGCCTTTATGTGTAATTCCCAACGCTTGGGTTATTACGCCTGTATCATCTACTAACGTGGGGACTGAGCCTAATACTTCCCCGCCAACGTCAGTAGTAATCATAAAAAACTGTGTTACAGTATCCGCATACTTTAGGGTCAAGCGATCCATTGTCGATTGGAATTCTGCATCAGGATATAGGATTACTATGTTCTCGTTATCGTTGTATCGACCCATTTGGTGGAATACCCCAGCCTGATCGATTAGTGAGAAGTCTCCCACTTTAGTTTGGGCAAGTGCGCTCGGCACTACCAAAACCATAATACTTACTATCAAAAATAAACTTAAGTTTTTCATTTGGTTTCCTTGGTTTCCTGTTATACTGCTCTGTTAATGTTATTTATCATTATGTTACGGTTACACACAATTTCACGTGTAGACCTTAAAGGCATTAGTCTCATCGTCCCAATGCCGCGTATCAACAAACGTTATGTATGTGTGTAGAGTCATAAAACCAAGCTCGAGTGTAATTCCAGCATGGTCTTGTTTCGTGGTCCAAGAAAAATGGAAGTTAAAAAGAGTATCGGTTCGATCAACTTGTATCTCAAAGGATTTATTTTTATATGGCAAACATCCCTTGTACCATATTGTATCAAACCTGTCCCGCGCGAACGGTATCTTTACATCGATATTAAAATATATCATCACGATTCCCCACAGTAGTGAATTTTACTTCTTTTTACCCTTCTCCAGTTCTTCAACAGCGGAGGTCATAGCACCTAACCAATTTCTTGCAGTCTGTCCGTTCACTATAAAATCATGCTGGTAGTCGGTATGTCCGCGCCACACTAATTCCCAAATAGCCTTCCAACGACTCCGACGAGGAAGAGGCGATGTTACATTTGCGTAATGTGATATACAGAGAGAATTCATTTCAGTGTCAGCTTCAATCTCGATCGAAGATACAACCGAACAGTTTGTATCAGAACAATCGCATTGTACTGTAAACCATTTCGATGTTGACCCCGGGTATGAGTTATGTTCCAAAATACCTATTGCTGGTTCTTGTCTTTCTATTCTTTTCACATTAATCTCCTATTTTGTTTAAACGTTTCATTACTATTCTACAATCAATTTCAGTTTTATACGGCCCGTTGTATCCATATTTCAATAACGTACCCAACTTGGGACTATGGCTGTGCTTCCACCCTTTTTCGAAATTGATACAATACCACCCAGCCGCATAATAGACATTGCTATTGGCAGCTTTTAAATACAACGGTAAGTTGGCATCGTAGTTCGGATCACCCTCGTCTACTAAAATTGGATTATCGTAATCGATCAAATGTCCTCTAATATAAAAGCTATCAGGGGCAGTTATTGGGTCTGTTATTTGATCTTCGAACAAGGCGATGTTTCCGAAATGTTCTCTTACTTCTTTATCGCCAACAAATATTTCTATAGTTTTTCCACTAATAAACGTGAAGCGATCCTGTACACCCTTATTTAAGATGCCAATCTTTTCCCCGCCCTGGCTAACTAACCAAGCTACATCTGAAATCTGTTGTAATTTTGTTTTTATGTTTACCATCTGTTTATCCTTTTTTCAAATATTTTTGTGACTCGACGAGCTTTGCGTTCCATATACGATCGCATCCGTTTGTTCCAAGTTTCGCTATCCCAATCTTTATTGGCAGATATGTCATGAAATCTTTCCGAAGTGGCGTAAGTATATTCCCACGCAGCCGGCCTAGCGTGTATAAAATTATTAACCTTATGCGTTTTGATTTGAATTATTATATCGCTCGAATCGTTAACATTCGCATAAATTTTTACTTGTACTTCATCCTTCATCCAGCATCCCAGCAACTCGAGAATATTCTAAGTATTTTAATACTTTCACCTTCTTTGCCTCGCCTATCTCGTATGCGTCGAGCGGTATTACTAAAACACCGGCTTCTACTAACATATTTCGAACAGCAATAGCTTCAATGAACTCTTTCGAGATCAACTTAGCGTTCGACTCACCAGTATTTGGTCGTTCGTTATCCGTACCAAACCGTAAAGACTTACTAACTTCTTTAATTACTTCTGCACACTCTTCGGCTAATATCTGAAGAAGGTGTTGATTTTTATTCAACATTACACAATGCCTGCGTTTAAAAATTCTGTGTAATAATGCGGTGTTTGGCTTATTTTTTGTAAATCCCATACTCCGCAAAACTTTAAAAAATGTATCCCGACCTGGGCGACTGGCGCCTTGCTTTTAGCAGCACTAATAACTCGTTGCGATTCTTCCTTTATGTCATCAGGTTGGCGAGTCAAATCAATCAACGACATATTCCTATCAAAATCGTCACGGACACGGTGCTCGACGTTGTTATGATCTACCCAACGCTGTAGCATAAAATTATTGTAATTATACCCGCCATTCTCGATATCATTAAACGCCTCTTGAATACCGGTCTTGGTTTTGGTTCCCTTAAGCCGCGCCCCTGGGTAAGCACTAAAGACGTTATCGCTTTTATCACCACGGACACACTTTTCAAACAGCAACCATTTCGGGTCAGGTAATTGCATTGGCTTTTTTGTCTTTTTATCGATAATCATAGTGCCCTTCTTCGCATCTACAAACCCATCAAGGCTAATGATTTGCTCTGCTACACCATTGTATTGTTTGACATTGGGAGCCATAAGCTGATAAAAATCGCTATCACTGCTAATAATAATATGCTGATCATTTGGGTGAGTGTGTATCCAGGTAGCGATAAGATCATCAGCTTCGGCATTGCTTTGCTGTAGAACGGTGCAATTGGTTTTATTTTCTAAGTATTCGAAAAGGCTATTGAATGCTTCGAAGAAGACTTCATCATCCTCTTGTTCTTTTGGTGTTCGCTTGTCTCTAAGAGTTTGCCGATTGGCCTTGTAAGGTGGATAAAAATCTTTCCTCCAAGATCGTCCCTCTAATAGAAAGATGACATGAGACCCATTAAAATCTTTCCATGCTTTTTTTACTGAGTTGAACATGATATGCATCGCCATACCGATCTTCATATCCATGTTGTTTCCGCTTACAGAATGCTTTGCCCTGAAAAACATGTTCATTGAATCTACTAGTATGTAAGTGTGTGCCATAAAACGATCATTCCTGTATATTATGTATGTGTATAGTATAACAGAAGTAGCCAAAAAGTCAAGAGAAAATGTATTTATTATACACTATCGACGCCATAATTCTTATCAATTTCAGATAATATCGGTAATAACTCGTTAACCGGTATCAATGGTTTCAAGAGTGCCCATTGTAAAACACCCAGTACGAGAACCACACGAGGTAATGGAATCCAATCTGCCCACCAATCGTTCCACCTGGGATATGGCCCTTTTTTCTCCCTAGATATTAGATCAAATAGTGGTTTATTATAGTCGTTAAATGTTATTACCATTCCCGCTTTGCCATTATCTTTACACCACTGTATACCGCTTTCTAGCAGAGCCATTGATCCATCACTATATTTACCCCTATACGCTGACGATATCCAATGACGGCCGACTGATCCTATCCTATCTGATAACGTAGATTGCTCAACAGCACTCACGCCAACGATATTCGTTCCAGAATAAAGCAATGAAATTTGGCCGGAATCCTTGGTCCAACGCCAATTATTTTTGACAATATACAGAAAACCAGAGGGTGCATTATCCCCCATGTTCTCGAACGCCTCCTCATTTGTATTACTGATGACATCTAGAAACACCCTGTAGTCAGCTTCATATTTTATAAATTCTTCAGAATGGGTACGTACGACTGTTAATGGCTGATCTTCTTGGGCAAGAATTAAACCTTGTTCTACCGATACCGATTGCCCTGGTAGTGCTACTTGCGCGTGTGTTAATAACTCCCTTGTTGAAGCAGTAATGCCTTCCTTGGACTCTATACCTGGTGTATCAGTCGAAACTACACCTGTATTTGAAACTAGGTTGGTCATGGAAACTCTAGCTGTGATCCAGCCATACCTGAATATGGTTCTACCAATACTGGAGACACTATCTTGAACCCTTCCTAATGCCCCAAGAATTCTGGTTATATAAACAGGCACACTACGAGGCACGGCATGCGTGCCTGTATGGCCAACACTAATTACATTAGAGGTGCCAGACAGAGTAATGGCGGTAGCGCCAGATGCAGTATAAGTTCCAGCCACTAATGTTGCAGTAATGACGGTTCTGGCTAATGTATTTCCAGCACCTACTGTACCAATTCCCCATTCCCAATTATTACCACTGCAAATGACATAAGATGCAGATAGACCATTGGCAAAAGCATTGGCGAAACGAGTAAAACCAATTACTGCTGATAACGTAACTGTGTCTGTACCGGTTGTGGTTGTCGTTTCTTTTATGCCATTAGCTAACATTTATAATCCTCTATTAAAATCCGGCTGTTACTGATTTTGCTTGACCAGTTAATTGCATATATGTATTTCCTAATACTTGTAATTTCTTCTTTTAGATAGGGCAATGGTTAGTGTAACATCCTATCCGCCCCATGATATTATTTATGGTGTTATTTTCGACCGGATAATCTCATCGCAGCAAGGAGCCCAAGTTGTTCCTCACTTAATACGATTACTTCTTTCTGGGTTCTATTACACTCTTTGTTAGCCATGCCGTAAATTATCCTAACAGTCTGTGGGGTAATTCTTTTAACGGTTCCCCACGCCATCGACCTGCGATACGGCGGCATAAACACTACACGTTGTCCGACTTCGAGGTCTTCCCCTAAAAAATCGACAGCTTCAATCTTATCTACCATTTATAAATCTCCACTATACACTATAATAACACGAATATTAGATTAGTCAAGCACCTTACTGTCGTATAAATCAACAACCTATAAAATATCGTTGATTATTGCGTCGAACGGACTTTCTTTAAGATTCTTTTCTTTCCGCTTCTCAAAATCCCTGACTAAATCAAGTGCCAAGAATTGCCTAAAATTGTTCAATACATTTGTGATCTCATCGTCCTCAAAATCTGCTATTTGGGTATTGATGATTGGCTGTAACGCATTGACTAGTTTAACTAGTTTTATTTTTGTCCGTTGCTCTAGGCTTTGTGGTCCTGATGACATCCGGCCGCTCCTCTGTATTTTCTAACCCATAGTCTTGGTCTGCTGCTTCTTGTGTTAAGACTGTTTTACAAACATCGTTGAACCACGTGTTAATGATAGTTTCGTCATTTTGTCCAACGTAGCCATTCTCTTGTAACATTTCAATGAAGTATGAATTCCAATCTAACTCAAACGCGCCCTGCGACGGGTGCTCTGGGTCAATTTCCAAATTAGGAACTCCCACCCATGGTTCCTTTTTTAAATCGGCAATTAACTTATCGTGTTCTGTTTTTGCTATCGTCCCTGTTTTGTATTTGCTACCGATGTTAATTATTTCTCGTTCTAACTCAGTATTAGTATCTAGTAACGCTAGCTCTCTCTCAAGATCTAACCCGTCCCAATAATAAGAAGTCTCAGCTTGCTTTTTAATCTTCCCCTTTAATCCCCAGGATGCAGGCATCCAGGTAAATGGTATCCATCTTTTAATTTTCATTATTTTCCTTTGTTAAATACTTAATTATTTATAGAACGCTGTGCAGCACCGAGCGCCGCCTTGACTTCGGGGGACATATAATTTTCGTCATGCTTGGCCAGCACTCGTGAAGCCTGGAATATACCACTGCCATCCACGCTACCCTCCACGACTATGCCCTGCCCTTCGCGAAACAAGTCCGGCAGTATGCCTACGTAATGTATTGGCACATCATTGGCGTAATCAGTGGCCATGAAGCGCACTTCCAGTGAATCTCCCTGACTCTGCACCGAACCCTCTTTCACCATACCGCCAACACGAATGCGTTGCCCACTGGAAACTTCGCCCATGGCAATTTGCGTGGGAGTGAAAAATAAACTGATATTCTGCCGCAGGGCAAACAATGCCAGGCCTATCGCGACGGATAAACCAGCAGCGATAAAAACGATTATTGATAATCTTTTACGACGATGTGCTTCCACCTACGTTCCCCATCTATTTTCAAAAAGCTGGCAATGAAGTCTTGGACTAAATTTATACCCTGTTCTCATACACTCTTCTGCTACATCAACTTCTGTTAATGCCAATTGACCTTCAGTCGCTCCTTCGGGCATACAATAAACTGCATCAATTTTTACTTTATTATCTAAGTATGTTTTAACAAACAAGTCGACCTCTTTAAAATCTATTTCGTCTCTGACTACAAACTTGTTATATAGATAGCTGTTTTTCACCTTGTTCATGCTTAGGAGTGCCTCTGGCCTCAATGCCTCACTCTTTTCCTCACCACTAATCGTAAGCTTTGGTGAAGTGCTCCAGGTTACATGTATTTTCTGTCCTTCGGCACACTCATTAAAGAATTCAATCAACTCTGGAATAATTACCTGTGTGCCGTTTGTCTCAAACGTAAGATTTCGTAACCCGGCTGAATAACATTTAGACAGCAACTCTGGCCAAAGTTTTTGCCACCCCAACAGCGGCTCACCACCAGTAAGGACTAGGTGTATGTCCTGATTGTTTTTTCCAGTAAAAGATCTATTTGGGAGGATAGCTAGTATCCCCTCAAACACCTCGTCCACGGTCTCGGTATGTTGCAGGTGTTTATATTTCATTGCCCAACTTGCAGAGCTGTCGCATCCAACTAACGTTACTGGTAATTCTGAAATAGATTTATATGCCTCTGGATGATTTTTGTCGGCACGCGGATCAAGCATGTATGGCATTTGATCTGTGGCGAGATATGGGCCTCCGCGTGGCTGGCCAAAGCCCGAACAAGAAAAATTACAGCCGAAGGTGCGTAAAAATATACTAGGAACTCCAACAAATCGTGCCTCGCCTTGAATCGAGAGGAATTTTTCCGCGTATCGTAACTTCATGATTTAATTATTTCCATTTCGTTGCTCTTCACTTAGCGTCAGTTGTTCCATTACCTCAAGCGGGTTTACATCACCTATCGTTTCTAAAAGAGCGCCATATAATGCAAGATGAACATCGCTCTGCTTAAAATCTTCACTATCATTGCCAATATCAGTGTAAATATCTTCAATAAGAGCAACCAACCCAAGTCTAAACAACTCAACAAAATTTGATGTCTTTTTCTGTACACGACCGTAACTTAAAATATTAAAAAACATTGTGCTGTTGACGTGTTCAGCTTCAAGATCAATATTTTCCAAATCACCGAGATTTTTAAGAGTAATGCAGTTTTCCCAGGTGTGAAGAAATCCAGCAGCAGCGTCGATAACCTCAAATACTTCCTCTTCGGTTACTAAGAATCTCGAGAGTAACCACTTCATATCGTGATCAGATGTAATTGCATCGGCAATATCTTGAATTGGTATGCCGTGTGGTTCTAGAACTATTACTTTTGGTTCCTCGCCCCTGGTCCCGATCATGTTAGTGCCCGCTGTGTCCCTTCATTGTGTGTAGAATATTATAAAACTCTGCCTTAAGTGCTGGGTCCGTCTGGAACGCACCGAGCATGATAGCAGTGGTCATATCGCTCTCATGCTCACGAACTCCCCGCATTGTCATACAGTGGTGCTCTGCTTTAAGCACAACAGCCACGTGCTCGGTTTTTGCGTATAATTTGAGAGAGTCGGCAATTTGTGTAGTCATTTCTTCTTGAATTTGTGGACGTTCTGCGATGTGCCGTATGATGCGATTAAATTTACTTAGACCGATAACCTCGGTCTGTGGCATAATCCCCACCCAACAACTACCAACAATATTTTGAAAGTGGTGCGCACAAGTACTGCGGACACTAATCGGACCGCTCATGTATAGTCCAGTATATCCTATATTCGGAAAGCTGGTTATCCGAGGGGCAGCAACATATCGACCACCAAAAGTCTCACGTATAAACATTTTGGCTACACGCTTGGCAGTTTCGTTTGTGTTGTGATCATTGTCGGTGTCAATAACTAATCGCGATAGAACTTCTTGGAACGCCTCTTGCAACTCACCCTGCAACTTGTCAAGATCACCTTCCACGATATAGTCACTAATGTTATCGTTACTGTGAAACCTTTTGCCAGCAAGTATTAACCGCTCTCTAATTACTTCAGACATTAATTTATCTTTCATACCGTCTTCACTGTTTTAATTATACCGGTTTCCCAGTTCTCCATAAGATCTCCCGCATAGTAAATATTTTTGCCCGGCAATGTCCTATGCTCGACCAGTTTACCATCTTCGTACATAAGAACCGAGTACAGTTCCTCTCCTAGGTCTGTTTTGGTGATTACTATTTCACTTGTTCTATTCATTGTCATATTATAGCACCTTTTTTCAGTTTGTCTAGCCTTTTATTGAACATTCCACCAATTTTCGTATGGAAAGATAATCCAGGGATCGTCATCTATTGTTAGTGTTCTCGCAGTAAAATCAACCCCTTTAAAATTGCTTTGCTCTTTGTTAAACAACGTGGCAACTTTAAATTGTCCCGTGTAGATAAATTCACCAATCGGTTTAAAAACCTCGGTTACTATACCGATTAATGTAGTACCAGTGTCGTTTATATCGTCAACTAATAAAATGTTTACGCGGTGACTTGTTGTCATAGCGTCAGATACTATATTATAAACCACGTTAGCGTCGCGCACACTACCATCTCGAGTCTGCCACTCGAATCCCCTAAACGGTACGCCATAAAAGTGGCTGAGCATAACACCGGGTACGTACCCACCACGCCCAGGCCCCATAATAATATCGGGCCGAAAATTGTCATTTGCCATTTGCCTCGTTAGCTCAAGAAGGTCGCCTTTTAGGTTTTCGTTTGTGTAGAATAATTTATGTGTCATTTTTGTTTTAGCTCCCAATTATACGCATCGAGAATTATGTCATCGATTGTGTATTGTGGTAACCAACTTAATTCAGTCTTCGCCTTTTCTATGTCCGCGCAAGAAATGGTAGGATCACCAATGCGCCTTCCGACTATTTCATAATTGGGCTTTTTACGTATAACCTTTTCAAATTTATCAAAAACTTGAAGTACAGTATAAGTGAGGCCAGTACCAATATTAAACGTGCCACTCTTTTTAGTTTCAAGATATGTTAATGCGTCCAGATGCGCCCGTGCAGCATCAACCAAATGTGTATAATCTCTTGAGCACGTACCATCGCTTGTATCATAATCGTTACCAGTAACCGACAAGGTCTTATCATGCGTAATGGCTTTACAAATAGATGGAATTAAGTTTTTTGCTGGCTTTTGTACATAGCCGTGCTTTAGGTCCTTTGACGCACCGGCAACATTATGGTGCCGCAAAATAACAAATTTCATACCATACGCAGCTTCGTAGTCTGGCAATATGCCTTCAATAATCATCTTAGATTTGCTATAAGGAGACAATGGGTTAAGATTTTCTCTTTCTGAAAAAGGAGCCTTCCTATAGGCCCATGGACCAAAAGTCGTAGTTCTATTACCGTATACGCTGCCTGAGCTCGCAAATATAAACTTTTTAACGCCTGCCTCAACCGCGTGGTTCAATAACGCAATGGTGTTTGCTACATTATTCCAATAATAATCACTAGGTTCAGTAACACTGCGTTCGACTTCATGCTCGGCCGCAAGATGTATAATTGCGTCTGGACGAGTTAAGGCAATAATGCCCTTTACTTGGGAATTGGAAATATCAAAGGGATATTGGGTTACCCCGGCAATCTCTTTCTTTTTCTTATCAATATTAATTACAGCGTAACCGGCATCCACTAACTGTCTGCAGGTTTCTACACCTATAAATCCACTACCACCCGTAACAAGAACTGTTTTTTCATTTTCCATATCGTTGCCTTTAATCGAACCATTTTTCAAAACAATCTGTATTGATTTTGAATTGGTTCTGCTTATAATTTGTTAGGGCATTGTAAACCATATCAACGCTCTCTTCAAAAGTATCAAACAAATTTTCTTTGGAATATAATTCAGGATACACTAATCGATTTGGTATAACAGGAGTACAACCTAAATACGCTGCTTCTGCTATACCAAACCCGAAATTTTCTTGTAGGGCATAGCTTACTACAACTTTACTTTTGGCTAATAATTCATAGTACTCGGTTCTGCTTAACTTTAAATCTTGTGTTTTGATACACTGGGCGTGCCAGGTACGGTTAGTAAGTCTCCGTTCTAATTCATCAAATAACCAGGGCTGTTTTTCGTCACACAGCCTGCCATTAAATATAACAATGTTTTCTTTATCTCTGTCTAGGTACGGATCGAGACCAGCGTAATCTACCGGTAATCCGGTTACTATTAACTTCCTAGGATCTATCATGCGTTTCTTAATAATGTCATTTCTAATGAATTTACTAGCACAAAAAACCTTACTGCTAATATCGAAAATAATATCCTCAAAGTTCTTGGCCCAACGTTCCATATCCCGTACAAAGTCAGTATCAGTAAAACTACCTGCGTGAATTATGCCTGTAATTTTAGCATCAGTTTTTGTAAAGTAATTCATGTAAGGAATAGATTCAATGCCCGGAAACCAGAGATCACTAAAGAAGAAAGTATCACCATTTTCTATTAGCCCCGTCTCATACATGCCGGAAATTTCAGCTAACTGTAATGCCTTAAATTTGCTCGTAAACGGGGCATTAAGGAACTGGCCAGGAGGTGGTGGCGGTGACTCCCCACCAAACGGCATGATTTTCACAAACTCCCTGCTTGTACTATTCAAATAAGCTTCAATGTCACGATCCATGTGTACAGTGTATCTGCCATCAATGTGTTCTAACGGTACGTAAATTATTTTACTCACGAAGTTCCCCATCACTTACCCACGGCGGGAACTCTGCTTTATTTAAAATGTAGATGGTAACATCCAAGTTAGTTAATTCTTCCTCGATAATTTTTTCAATCACTTTCCAATCCCCACCCGCAAGTCCCGACCCTATCTTAGGTAGGCCAATTTTAGTCTCAGATGGCATGGCAGTAACCGACAAATTAAAGGAACGTATCGCGTGTCGTATCGGAGCGTACCGAACATTATGTCCATCGAACATTGAACCAACACGTAAGACGTCATCGGTCTTGCCAGGGAAAAATTGACCGTATAGGTTGATAATTGTGCCCGGTGTCGGGTGGGTCCTCTTGGCCATAGCACAAGTCCATAGCCCTAATTTTTTCGCGCCAAGCTTCATAGTTTTGTCATCAACATACTTGGCTTCCGGAAAACGTTTGGCAATTTGGGGAGCTATTCCACTCCCCATTTTACAAAAACAATTACACTGGTGAGCCATCATGTCGATCTCACCATCGTCAAATGCGTCGAGTAAATTTTTAATTTTGTATTTCATCGCCCATTATATCTTCAAAGTTAATATTCTCTATTTCTGTTCCAAGTTCATCGCTATTCATTATACCTTTAGATTCGTCAAAGTGCTCAATGTCGAGTTTTTTCTCTGCTGCTAACGTACCAAAACTAATCTCGTCTAAGAAGCATTTATATTTCTTAAGCATGCCGTAAGGATCGGGATTTTTAGGATCTAACAGATCCTTAACGAAGCTATCAAAGTACACTACACTATATGGAACATACGGCGAGAACTCGTTTGTGTACTTGCTTCTCTTGTCACCGATCCAATCAGTATAATGGACGTCGGCACGAAACTTTTCTAAGTCAGCTAACCTGTTTGCTTCTTGTACTGCGGTAAGGTGATTATAAACACTGTGGGCCATATAATACATATAGCTTTGAGTGTCCCAACTTGTGCTGTCTGTTCCTTTTGCTTTCCCGTTCTTATCTAAATCCCCAACAGCCATAGTACAAATATCACCAGCTGTTAAACGGTTCATAATTGGGCTACCAAATGGCATGGGTAAAGTACTACCTTTTAGCTTTTGTGAATCAAATGCCCTGTCCATGAAGTAGCTGAATTTTTTAGGGGCGAAAAAGTTATGCGAGTATGTCTGCCCAAATGCTGTGTTCACAAAAGGACTAGCGGCATCGAAGCTTAGTATAATATCCGGACTATCGTGCTTGCGTAGTACTCGCTGGATACTTGTTAAGTAACAGGCCCAATTCAGTTTACCGGTTCCCAAAAAGTGCATCCAGCCTTTGCCTTCTAGTAAACCATCACGACGCAAATCTAGGATACGCTTGAGGGCAATATACATGAAGCTTTTGTTAATACCAGCAAATGCATACCCTTCTAACGTTCTGTCAGCGTCACCATACACTTCTTTTACAAAGGCAGTATCACTAAAGTGCCTTACTGCCTTATACCATTGATCTGAACTAGCCTCATCGTTTCCCGACAAAATGTTCATAAACTTGGTAGCACCAGGTACCCTATTCTTTAAAAAGTAATCTAGATTAAGAATAGTGATATCAAGTGCTGCTTGGAAACTAGTCAACCCGGTCCTCTGATTAAGTGGTGGAATACACGCCACGCTAGGTACGTCAAATGTCATACTCCAGTCTGCTGTGTGTTCCAACCATCGCAATATTTTTTCACATATTGCCTCTCGAGCAGGATCGTTAGGATCGCCAGCGTGTTTCCAATCCATCTTCAATACACCAGTAGCAACCTGAAATCCACCACTGTCACCGACGATCACAGTCTTACTACGATCTCGTTTCTGAATCATCGGCTCGGCAGCATCAGTTTTGGACACATCCAATTGGGCGTGTCCTGCGCTATAAAGTCCGTAAGGGTAATAGTAATATCCGTCTGGATCTAAAAAGTCAAGACCTTCGTTACCTTTTTCAAACCCAGCAGGTACTCTACTGTTAGCTTTATCTGCCCCAACAATCTTTTCCAATTGCTTGGTGTAGAATGAGGAAATGGCTGGGAGATATACGGCGAAATCTCGTTGAGTCTGGCCTAAATCTACGGTGTGTTGTTTGTATGCCATCTTAGTACCTGTAATTATTAGGCTTGGTTTGTTATAATTTGAGCGGCATAGTGTTTAGCTCTTGCTGCCCGTTTGCGAATACGCTTTAACTCTGCCCTCGCTATAGCTTCTATGTCGGCCGGAGACAGTAATGGGGTACCTGTCTCCTCGTCTACATTATCTATAAATGTGGTCGTGCCGTTCACGTTGCGTTCTTTTTGTCTTGAATCTCACCGCGGCGCACTTTGCACAACTTGGAAATTTCCATTAGTGCCTTACGGCAGCGAGCCGCTGCTGCTTTAACACCGCCGACTTCGAACTTTTCACTTTGTGTGATATAGTCATCGAATAGTACTTTAAGTTTTAAATGTGTCTCTGTCATGATTATTTCTCCTTATACAACTGTTTTGTTGTTATTTTTACGGTAAATATTCGACAATGCCATCAGACTCACCGTCCTCTGATACTGTCACTTCGTAATATCGTTGATCACCATACAATGGTATTAAGTGATCGTTTAAAATATCTGATGCTATCATTTCACAAGATTTATAATTCTGGTTACCCGATTTTATGAAATTAGCTAATGCCCATTTTACTAAAAAGAATTCCAGCTCGCGATCTAAATGTGTGACTGCAAGTTTCACGGTAACGTGAAACATATGGCGATGATCGTTCTCCAAAAACTTAATACGTTGATCAATCACGCCAGCACCAGGATAATGGTGAAACCCTTCAAACTGTGTTCTTACTTTGATGAACGTTTTAGTTTCCATTATTCCTTATCTTCTTGTGGGGCCGGCACAGCCTTGATGCGTGAGATTACAGCCAAAAGCGCATCAATCTCATCTGCATCGGTTACCGTGTCGAGCTCTACTTCAATTTTAATCTTCACTTAAGCCTTATTGTTTAGGTGGAATTAGGTAAGTGTACTCGCCTAGCCCGCTAGATATTTTAATCTGCATTAATTTATCATTTATGCTTAGTACGCAACTACTGCTAGTGTTGCTCAATTTTAAGATTTTTAATACAATATCAAGAGGCCATTGTCGCTCAGTACTAAGCGAGCCAGTTATGTTATTGTTAATAACAATCTTGGCACTATCACTAGATCCATCACCAACGTCGAAAGTCAACGTTGTCCCATTAGTCCTAGGAGTAAACGTCATATCAGTCAAGCTTAACGTGGAGTTAAACCAACCAAGGTCTGTGATGTTGACAGGAGTAGGCACTATCTCTACTTTGTAAGTTGCCCCCTTAAAATCGATAGATGCCATTTGTTGGTCTAATACTGCACCGATGGCAAAACGATAATCGCCTAGCGTCCCATCTTTAGATTTAAATACCGCACCAAATGGTGTTACTACGCCGTTTCGGTCTTGTGTAGTAATTGATAGTGATCCACCATCAGTATCGAACCCGTGAAACTTCAAATACCCGTCTAATACGCCGAGTACCCTAAGACCGATAACCGAATCTATAAATTCGGGAACCGGTTTGTTGGTTACTGCCTTCATAATTACTGTTTTGTTCGCGTCGACAGTTTCGACCCCAGTAGATTCTTTGGTGCCAGTAATTCGCACCATTTCAAATATACCTAGGCCGTGGGTGTGTTTGAGGATGTCTTTAAGTGTGTCTTTAAGTTGTGTCATGTGTTCGTAATCTCCAATGTTTTTACAATATACAGTATACACTATATTTAGTTTTTGTCAAGCAAATGATTTTAGATTTATGGGTTGGTAGGTGTATCGAATGCCATATTTATCCAAACGGATAATTCAGCTATTTCGACATTTTGTGGTTGATTAATCGTCCATTTTACCATTTCAGCAAATTGAACGGGCGTTAGCATTTTATCTTTCGATACATTTGTTACAGCATTTACTATTCTGTCGGTACTTATGTAGCCAGGGGAAAGGTTAATGACTCGGCATTTTCTCCGATAGTCGTTTGCGACTAGCACCGCTGCATTATATAGGCTCTTTTTTTGTATATTATAATCCCTATCAATTCTATTGTCATACCTTGCTCTGCTATTAATATTAACTATGGTCTTATTATTGTCGTCAAACCACTCCGCTAGCATCGCAGCAAAGAGGATCGTTTGGTTAGGTCCTAAATATGCATTATTGATAAAAACATCGCAATCCTTGGCGATGTGAATAATAGCGTCGGTGTCGGATATATTGTATCCGTTCGTCCTACTCATACCGATTATTTCATCAGTTGATGAAAAGACATTTATTAACAGCTTTAGGCATTCCCTTCTTCCAGGCATCCATGTTGCTAAATTCTTTTTTGTATTCTTTAATCTTATCGATAACGGATTGCTCAGGTTCTCCTTCTAGACAATCCAGCAAAATCTCTTCCAAAAAGTTTTGAATAAAGACCGGAGTATCCGAGCGCCTTATATCAAGTCCCATAACTTTTAATTTACCATCCGGATATCTCTTGCCCTCCTTGTCAACCATAAGAATAGCATAACGCTTCTTGGTATTAAATAACGCAGATTTGCCTACTACTTCTCGCCCGGCTTGCATCACTTTTCCAACTGACAGTGGGATGTTAAATTCTTGTTTTAAGAACGACGGGAACGTGTTGTTAACCTCATCGCATACATAGTCGTATAATTTGATCGCGCTGTCGACATCTAGCTCCTGCCCTTCTTCTAAAATAGGAACCGCTGAGAAAAAACAGGAATCGGTATCTCCATATATGATACACTTACCCTCGTGGTTGTAGTCTCCAGTAAACATTCGATTCGTTTCCGCTGCCATATGGCGCGTAATACGCCTACCTGTAAGTGTAGTAGATTGACCTATACGCTTGTCGTAAAATCTGCACCCATTATTCAACAAGGCGCCATAAAGTGAATTTAAATTAATCTTTTTAATAAGCTGCCGTTTATCCCAGTAATCTATATCTGCAACAGTGGTAGCTTTCTTTTTATTGGCCTGCATATCTTGCCGCTCAGCGTACCAGCGTTCGAGCAAACCCGGAATAACTCCTATCTCATCAGTTCTAAAAATAGTGCCATTTGCGCTAATGTTCCAAGGTTGTCCACTGTTGAATACTAGGTTATATATTTCAGCACCATTTGTATCAATTACTGTATTTGTGAAAGTATCGCGATCAACCATTTCCAGACGTAGTGGTATATTTACATCTTTCCTCATCACAGCTTCGAATTCATTTGTACCGAACTTACCGCTCCACGCCTCAGCGAATGCCATTTTTTTACATGTTTTTCCACTCTCGGGATTAACCCATGTACCTTCCATTTTGCTACTAATCTCAGCATCAGTATATTCAAGATTAATTTGCGCTACCATTGTTTCATTTGACATATTGAGCGCACGGAAGACACTGGGGTATAGACTATTTAAGTCCGAGCTACCCACCCATTTATGAAATCCTTTCTTTGGAAATGCAACGTATGCACCAGCAGCACTCTCGTGATCAGATACGTTTCGTTTACGGTCAGGAACTACCATACCTCGACGGTGAGCCTCATTTATGATCGCTTGTTCGGTGGTCGCGACTGCGCCCATAGTAACAGGGAGAAGTACTGTATTTTCGTGAGCAATTAGATTCGCCAAGTTAATAAACCTAAGTTTCTTATCGAGTTTGTCTAATAGCATTACGTCTTGTATATTGTACTCTAAGAACTTCTTAAAGTCGTAATTATAAAGCCTATCTAGACTACCTTCGTATGCGACTTTCTTCTCGCCTATCTCCATTTCACCAATATAGTCTAATCGGTAAGTGTGTCGTTCTTCATAGTTATATTTCTTGTACAAGTCCATATAGTCAAGATGCACCCGCCCAATCAAATCGTAAGTTTTACGTTCAGCACCGTGACTTTCATAAGTTCGAACAGGTGGGAATTGGTCGAATAAACATAGCTTGCGAGTTGCTTCTTTACCTAGCGTTCGGACAATCCTATTAACGGTATACGGTATATCGTACCCTTCACTGTTCCACCCGCTTAGTATATCAGCATCGTCAATCACATCTATGAATGCAGCGAGCATTTCAGCTTCTGTGCGAAATAAAACGACCTCGGGCATCTGTGCAGCAATTTCGTTAGCCTGCTCCCAGGTTAGCTTCTTAGGAGGAACCGCTAAACAGATCATTGTATCTAACCATTGCAGGTACACCCCAATAGCAGTGATGGGCATAAATGCCTCTTCGGGAGAGCTGTAGCCACGCAACGGATCAAAACTGACTTCGATGTCAAAAAAGGCATTATGTAGGTCTGGAGGATCTACACCAAGATAGTGCTTGGCTAAAGTTTTATTAACAGGCCTAACGTCACTCTCAAAAAGCCCGCTGTGCTTATTGAACGCAACGTGCTTCTTAAAATCATTTTCGTTCTTGCAACGCAGCTCAGTAACACGATCACCGTGAATACTTCGATGTTTGCCTTTGGGATCGCGGTAAAAGAAATTATACTCGGGACGAAATTCCCTAATTATTCGTTTACCATCGACCCGTTCGACTACCTGGACGATGTCCTTATTTTTATTATAAAATGCGTCGACATAACACACTTACATCGTCTTTCCGACAGCTTCGAGAATAGTTTCTAGCGCATCGAAATCATCGTAAGCGTCTTGGAATTTTGCTTTATGCGCAACGCTAATTGCCTTGTTCAAGATGGCTGGTTTAAGGTCCATCTCTTCTGCGATTGCTTTAACTGTATCACGCAATCCTTCTTTTAGAGAATCTAGTTCGTATGAAACTTGACATCCCTCCTCGATCAGTTTTTTTAGACGTGCAACCTCTTCCGCGTTAAAAACACGATTAAAACTCATATAATATTCCTTTTGTTAAATTGTTGTTATATTAGATAGTATTATAGCACAACATTACATAATGTCAAATAATACTGCAAGATAAGGTGTATCACTTCTATTTATGGTGTTTATAACGCACTTAACCAAATAATCGGCACTCAAGAAAATGCCCCTTGCGGGGCACCTTAAAACTTACTGCTTGCATATTTCTGCCAGCTTATTTCTTCCGCTTTTTAGACGCCACCTTTGGTTGCGGCTTAACTTCCACCTTTGGTTGCGGTTCTACTACGGCTTTCTTAGACGGCCTGTTACTCCAGAAATAATACACTACTCCTGCAACTACCAATAATCCTACAATCAATCCAAAATCCATCATTTTCTCCTATTCAGTTGTATGCCCTTTTGTCTTGCTACTTTAATTAGATCGTTATGGGTAAGCGGGCCAGTTGATATTCTTTTCGGCATACCCAATCTAATCCAAAGTTCTACCTCTTCTGCTGTCGGAGTCTCGTATGGACTCCAATCCATGCTGTGTGTGTTTCCTTTACTATCTGTTACGTTGTGCCAAATTTTTACAGTGTCTTCTTCTGGCACTTCTTCTTGCGAGTAGATAAACTGTTGGCTTCCTACCTTAACCGCAAATTGTGACGGACCAATAACCTCGTCCATTGATTTAAAACCGCGGTTGCTAGGTTTGTATTGGTCCTTTTTCCAAAATATTTCGCTAATTTTCATGTCTTAGTGCTCGCCTCAAATTCAAAGTCAAAGTCAAATTCTTTGTCTAATTGTAGTGATATCTTGTCACCATCTTCTTGTGTTATGTCTTCTTCTAGCACAATCTCGTACACATTTTCATCTTTGTTTTTATACGCAATTACCTCAACATTTACTGATGAGCTTGCTTCGTTATCGAACGCGACAACAAGCTTAGTATACACTATACTTTGAACAATGTCAAAGAATATAATTACATCCTCGTTGTCTAGCTCTTTAGCAGTTATAAATCTGCAAAAATGCTTTAAAAATTTATGACCCATGTTATATTTATCGTTTTGATGCCCACGCCTCCATCCCCACGTAAGCCCCAACTACTCCACCTAAGGATATCCAGTACAATTCGAGTAGCCCATCTAAGCTGCTAAGTCTAGACTCAGGTACCAAAAACATTAATAACATCCCTGATCCGATGAGTGCGACAAGTGAAAGCCATGCCATCCTTCGACGATTCTTTACCTTACGATCATACATTTTCTCTTCGTAAGAATCCAAGTTACCATCACTATCTAAATCAGCCTCTTTTTCGGGCATAATATCCTCCTCATATCGTATTTTTACTAAACCAAGTAATAACATCGCCAACGGTCTTCATTTTTTCGACATCGTTGTTGGGTATGTCTACATTAAACTCCATCTCGAGCCGAATAACAAGCTCGACAGCGTCAAGCGAATCCATGCCTAAGTCACGCACAAGCAATGCTTTTGGCTGGCACTTTCTAACGCTAACCCCCAAAATGTCAGAAATAATTTTTACTATTATTTTGTTATCAGGCATTTTGCGATTCCTGCATCCTAGGCTGTTCGATTATTTATCGATTTCGTAGGTTTTGGCTATGGACGAAAACAATTAAATACCAGTAAACAATCTCTTACACGACTTGTTGTATTAAGCACTAGATCAGCCATTTCTCCTGTAGTCATATCATAAAATATTACATACAGGTCTACTGGATTTGTGGCAAACACTATACCTATACTATTATTATAACTGTCGCCATTACGAAACTTTAAAGAAGAATCACCCAATACCTCATATACGTTATACACTTCGAACGATCCCCAGGTGTTGGTCTCGCACCTAACGTGCAATTGCCATGCTTCTTGCCCATCCCAAAAATTAGTTTGTATATCGTGGAATTCACACGTAAGTTCAGGCTTTACTGGTACCGGGAATAACTGTTCCTCTAGTGTAGTCAATGTAGTTATATTGGGTGTATCATTGATTTTTGCTGTGGTGCCCACTAACAACACCGCCAGTACCGCTGCAACTGCTGCGACTACCGCAATCAACAATCGTTGCCACACTCTCCTACACACGATTAATTTCCGATATCACTGAAATTGGAATTAGTTGAAAAACTAAGATTTCTTCGGAAGAAATGAACCTCGCGAGTATTATCCAATCGTTGATCGAGAGCAAAACGCCAGAATCTTTAGTGTACATACTTTTCGTGATTAATTGCTGGGCACCCTGTGAGTTTATGGCGTCGAATTGCATGATACCATACACATCTGCTTGGCATGTTAATTGGTAAAAACTATCGGCACCTATCTCAATAATTGATGTATTACATCGAAGATTGATCTTGGCCTCTACCGCTGCTTTAGCCAGTTCAAGATCTTGAGCAGATAATACAGGTGTTTCCTGATTTACCGTCGGTTCAGCACCCCAAGAATAAGAATTGGGCAATAGCATAAGGACAAATAATAGCAGTAGTTTTTTCATAAACCCCCGTGCTAGTATTTATCGAGATCGTAGTTATTCCTGTGGCTGCTGTAGTACAAAAACGCTTGACAAGCGTCGTGTATGGGGATAAATACAAGTCAATAAAAAGCCCTAATTAAAGGGCTTTTATATTACCTAGTTTATTACCTAGCTGCTATAGCCAGTTGCGCTTTCTCTTTGCGCTCAGCGACTATCTTCTCATAACCGGCTTCATCCAAATGGGTGACCGCGATCCAATTATGCGACATTTCGTCTGCCGTTCGTGATCCATCAACCACCCAGACATCAGGGTCGGGGTTATTGGGGTTAGCTTCGGTATTGTCATACCACTGCTTCATAACCAGAACAGCACCGGCTGGAAGTAGCGGGGAAACATCTGGTTCGTAGATATGGCTGTGATGCCAAACCGCACTCCAGTTACTGACCTGGCTGATCTGCTCTGTCCTGCCAGTTGCTGGATAAAATATTTCCAGCGAGGCTGCACGCAAACGCAAATGACCGTGTGGCTGCCAACTGTCGATACGAACCGGGTAAGGAAAGCTCTTGAAGCCCTGTGTCATAGTATAGCCGTGCGGAGCAATGATTAGTTCGCCCTGATCAAGTCTGTACAAAGACAGGTCTTGTTTATACGCGGCAACCTCTTCGTAGCCTTCAGGATGGAACCATAGTCCAATTTCAACTACACCACCACTAACAGCAGTACCAGGAGCAGTTGCACCTAGTCCACCAGGGAATATATGGATATCCCAGGAAACACGTGAATTGGCTGGCAGGGTTCGACAAACGCCATCAGGAATCACTTCACCCCATTTGCCCATTGCATATTCAGTAAGCTGGCTATACCGATCATACCCACCATCTTCGTTAAGTACTTCAGCGGATGAGTTAGCGTGATGAACAATAGTTTTGGATTGCTCGCCTTTAGGCTTAACCTGAACTGCCTTTATGCAGCGGTCAGTCGTAAGACCGGTCATTACATAGGGACGGTGCCACATGTCATTACCGTTAGCAGGAATGTCGATTGGAGTAGATGGTAGGATAAGATCCGGCTCGCCATAAAGTGCGGCGAACTTCCATGCGTCCAGATCGGGTAAAACTGGCGGAATTACATCGCTAGAGGCATCTCCTTTCGGTGAACCTTGATTAACCCATGTTACTAGAGTATCAATTTCTTCCTGGTCAAGTCGCCAATCACCTTGCAAGTCTTGTATACCAATATGCTGGTCGTACGCATAAGGTGGCATTTCACGACTGGCAACCTTCATTTGGATTAACGGTGACCAAGGGCGAACCTGATCGTAATTTGTATATCATTTAAACTACTCCATTATACAACGATTTCTAGTGAAGTCAAGTGATTCAGTGCTGGCGGAAATTTGATTCTATTTAAGAGTGTATCTTTGTACCCCGTGTACCCATTTATTTCGTGTGGCTTCACGTTGCCCGATACTACAAATTTCTCACCTACAGGCATCTCGGCTGCCCCGAAGAATTTTACAATATTGTTGTCTTGATCGGTACAACAAGTTAAATATTTTTCAAACTGAGAGAACTGTTTTACAAACTCTACCGTTACCGTAGCAGTGTGTCTGTTGCCCACTACCCCTACGAACTGACTTTTTGGTCCTATCTCTTGTTCCTTGTAGAACCAGGCATCTGCTACTGAGCTCGTCAAATACATGCTAGGAAGTGAGGCAGCAATGCCCACGTAATTTGTCGAGAGATCGAAATCTTCGTACGCGACAAGTTTTAATACTTTAGATTCATAATCAGAAAGATCTCGCTCAAACCGTTTTAAACCCAAGCCTTTAAGGTAATTAATAGCTTTCTCTGCAAGTTCTGTATCCTCGTCAGTAATGATCACTTTCTCAAAATTACCGTCTATTGCCAAATGTTCATTTAGTAGTCTTCGATTAGACCACTGTGGTCTACCCGTGTTAGGCCAATGTTCACTGTCAGTTTTATAGTAACCACCATTAATACGATGTATTGCGCAAGCCGCCGATACCACGTCGATAGTTTTAAATTTCATAACGCTTGCCTTGCATTGTTCGAGTATGTGTACAAATTTGTTAATTTCACCACCGCGACCGTCTTTATTGTCCTTAAGATACGATGGAGTTTTCCAAAATTCTAGTTCATGTACTAATTGGTGTTCCAAGTTATAGGCGGTAAGTAAGTCCGCAAAAGTGTTCCAATTGTGACCACCGTTCCTCCATGTCGAAGATATTACAAGCTTTGCATCGCACTCGATACATATTCGTCGGAGTAATCGAGCCAAGGTAGGATCAATACACCAGAGCTTCTTATTGAATGCTAGAGAAGCGGTTGGTGTAGCTATTACTCCATCAATATCTAAAAATATTATTTTCATTTCACTTTCTCCGCTGGGTAGACCCACTTCCATTTCTCCCCTTCTGCAAAGGCAGCACAGATTGTTGGATAGTTACCATGGGGACGCTCAGCCCATCCGCGATGCGGAACGTGAAACAACTCAATCCTTCCGTCCGGATAGCACCGTACTACACTACCACCTTCATCTGAACAGTCGGTAATCTCTATCATACCGGATTTTTCATGCGTTCCTGTTAAAGTCATTTCTCATCCTCCACTATTATGTTGTAAATCTCTTCCCAATTTTTTACAACGGTTGCGTTTCCAGCGTAATCCAAATTATGTTTGTGTTCCATCAACAAACCGTCAAACCCAGCAGCAATACCCAAGTCAACGTTGACAGGATGATCTTCTATCCACTTAGCGTTTCCATACTTTTTGTATAGATCTGCTAACTTTTCTTCTTTTGTTTCAGTAGTTTCTATACAGATGATATCATCAAAAATATCACCAAACAATTTGACAAGATTGCGCTTACGGAGTTCTACTGCGTGGGGTTCGGTGCCAAACGATGTCAAAACTACGAAACGATAGCCATGCTTTTCGTTTAGTAACTTGACGTAGTATTGGGCGACATAGTATTGGGCATCTCGGTGAGGAGGGAGGAATCCGATCGCGGCACTGGCATTAAATTCTTTTATGTATTTCATACCTTCGCTGATTTGATATTGCTTCGTTATATCGTAATACTCCTTGTATCCGGTAGTTGTGATATGGCCGTGATATTGCATCTGTGTGTGGAATGCGAATTCCCAGTTCGTAAGTACGCCGTCGCAATCAGTAATTATTATCTTTTGTTTTTTGGTCATACTAATATTATAGCACACTTGGTGTATAAGTCAAGTATAGAAATTAGAGGTAAATCAGTTACTTACGTGGAAACTATGTGGACATCAGAACTTGCATAATTTGACCGTAAGACGCGTCGTACGTCTCACCATCACCAACTTCAGCCCTGTCCATAACGACTCGGAGGAATGCAAAATTTCCCTGTACTGTGTACGCTTCCGAACCGTTAGCTACCTCGTCCTCGCCCTCGCCGAATTCAACGTATCCGTTAGGGTGAAAGGCAGTGCCGGCAATAGTAATTGGCACTAAATTAAACCAATCGTTCTCTGTGGGTTCTAAGCTAAGGGTTGCTTGAATTCTTACACGCCCTTCAAAATTCGAATAGATAACCTGTATCGTTTGTAAGCCGTCGGTATAGCCATAATAGCTGTCGGCCTTAGCTGCGGTGCTCGTGAGATGCATCTGGTCACTCGAAGAGCTCATAAGAGTAATTGATCGGCGGTTAATTGTCATAATAGTTCCTATTCATGCTTGTATTTATCTTTTAATCTAGGATTTGTCAAAGGTATACCCCGACTCAGTAGCAGTAATAATAACACTGCAATCCTTCAAGCCATCAAATAGTATTTTCTTACTGAGCGGTTTCTTGATATCATTCTCAAATACTCGCTTTAACGGTCTCGCACCCATTGCGGGCTCATACCCATCTTTAGCGAGCTTAGTTTTGGCTGAATCATCTAGCATTATAGTCACGCCCGATTCATTATCTTTTAGGAGGCTGTTAGTTTCGTCTACCAATCTATCAACAATCCTCAACATAAGCTCGGGTGATAGCTTGTTAAATGTTATTGTAGCATCAAGTCTGTTCCGGAACTCTGGGCTAAAGAACTTGCTTACTGCTTTTGTTACTTCTCCGTCCTTATTTTGATCACCAAAACCAATCCTCAACTTCTCACCATCGCTAGCACCTAAGTTAGAGGTCATTAGCAACACCACGTTAGTGAAGTCCACAGTCTTCCCAGTAGCCCCGGTCAACTTGCCATCGTCCATTACCTGTAACAGTAATTGCAATACAGCTTGATCAGCTTTTTCGATCTCGTCAAGAAGTAAAACACAATTGGGTGAGCTTTCCACCGCTGCCAGAAGTTGTCCTTGGCCACCCCTGCCTTCAGCGTGACCAACGTATCCGGGAGGTGCGCCAATCAGCTTGCTGACACTATGTCGCTCTTGATACTCCGACATATCGAATTTAACTAAGGTTGCGTCCATTGCCTTTGCAAGAGCCCGCGCAGTTTCTGTCTTTCCTGTTCCGGTGGGACCTACAAATAAATAGCAACCAATTGGCTTATTGCGTTCGCGCAATCCTGCTTTAGACACTAAGATGTTTTCTACAATAGCGTCTATTGCGGTATCTTGACCAAATACTTGACTCTTGATGCGAGTATCTAAACTCTTAAAGCTGTCATTCTTTTCAATATCGATCATGTTCTCGTTGATTTTAGATACGATGCTAAGTACAGCAGTAACATCCTCAATATAAACGATCGCCTCTCCACGCAACTTAACCGTAGCACCAGCCGCATCCATGATGTCTAAGGCCTTATCGGGGAAATATTTATTCTTAATGTACCGATCGGTCAAGTCGACCAACTTATCGATTACACCCTCGGCATAAGTAACAACGTGGAAAGTTTCGTATTGCTCTTTCAAGCCATGCAAAATTCGTTTAGTGTCTTCGACCGATGTCTCCTCGATATCTAATCTCGCAAATCGTCGCATCAACGCACGATCCTTTTCAAACGTGCTTGCGAATTCGTCGGGAGTAGTCGCGCCAATTGTTAACAGTCTACCCTTTCCTAGGACAGGCTTAATCATATTAGCGACATCTACGCTACTGCTGCCAGCTGAACCGGCTCCCATAATCATGTGTATTTCATCAATAAACAAAATACTGTCCGGGTTATCCTCAAGAGTTTTTAGTACTAGTTTTAGGCGTTCTTCGAAATCGCCTCTGTACCGTGTTCCGGCAATCAAGTCACCAATACTTAGACTATAGACAGTCTTGTTTTGTAAGAGCGGGGGAACCTCACCATCTACAATACGCTTTGCAAGGCCTTCGGCAATTGCTGTTTTTCCTGTCCCCGGCTCACCCACAAT